ATCAACTGTTATCTCAGCATCATCAGCTAACGCCGAATCACTTATAACGGCTGGAGTTGCTGCCGTGGTTGATGTTTTCTCAGTTGCGTCGATTGTAAGCTTTGTTGACAATACACTAGTTCCATTTTTGTTAATATCAACGATTAAAGACGTCCCAGTAGGAGCAGTTGTCACACTAGCTCGAGCTTCTGTTAATGTCATAGCATGAGGCATTCTAAGTGTTATTTTTGTTGTACCGGTTGTAAGAGCGGTTTCTTCGTCACTAACTGCGAAACAGAGCTCGGTGCTAGTTTGGATACCTGTAGGGCCCCATTCAACCGTACCATCTGCTTGTACGATTGGAGCGTTACCTTCAGATGCAGTTCCGGTAACAGCTAATGCGTTCTCGGCAGCAACTACTTCGGAGTAGTTTTCGGCGCCATCAGTTTCTACGATTAATACTTTTTTACTCGCACCCATCTATTGTCTCCTTCTAACTGCCAAGGTTTGTTTTTATAGTTCGAATTCGCCAGTATAGCTCATTAACGTCTGTTTCATAATTTGGTAGGTTTGCAAAATTAGCTACCTCCCAAACGTTTCCATTTGATTCTGTGATTATATCTAGTGAAGCTGGTTCGACCTCTACTGCGCTGATAACCAACTCTGTTTTTAAAATTTGAAATACTTTTCCTTCTTTTATTAGGTTTGCTCCAAATTCTACTTGCTCGTCGTTAGAAATTTTTGATTCTAATGCTGTTAAAGAGCCAATAGAAACTCCTCCTCGACTGTATGTGACAGTCGAGGAGAAGGTTTCGTCAAACAATGTGAAAGCACTTTCGAACATGCTATCAAATGCAGTCATCAGTTCTATGCACCAGTTACTTCATGTTTGTAGTTAATGTTTACTTCAACTTTAGCACCCGAAGTTGCTTTAGTTACACGACCTGCATAAACGTCAGTGTCAGTAGAAGTGATTTCGTCAGAAGATGCACTCCAGAAAGCGTTAGCACCAATTGCAATATCTTCACTACAATCAAAACTAACAATTCCTTTAACATATGCACTTCCAGTTTCACCAGCAGCGATATCTGAAATAATAACTGCAATTACGTCAGCACCAATAAGTACAACATCGCCGCCAAGAACCGCAGCAACAGTTGTGTAATCAACGATGTCGCCAGTCATTTTGTATTCGGCCATCTTTTTTTCTCCTTAAAAATAATTAAAAAATAAATGTGCGTTATTTCGGAATTCGCACCCCTCCAGTTTCGTTATCTATTGTTCAGTTCTAGCTACCAAGTCCAGTAGAAAGAACACCACTACGATGTTCAATTTGACAAACACCGAAGTCATAGTAACCTCTCCAGCAACGACCGAGGTATTCTGCAGATGGTGCAACTTCTTCAACGGTTGGAGTTTCTTGACCGTTAAGGTAGCTGATACCAAATGGAGCTGCCATCTTGCTGAACAAGTACCAAGCTGTTTCAGAAGCACTTGCGTTAACTGTTGAATTAGCAAGGTATGGAGTCACCATTGGTTGGTACACACCGGAAAAGATATTAACGTCTGGAGTAATAGTTGTTAGTCCAACTACGTTAGTTCCAGTGAAAATAGCTCTTGCTGTAGCGCCGAGTTGGCTAGGACATACAAGGAAATCTGCAGTAATGCTAGCAGGAGTTCCATCGATGCCAGTTTGTGCTGCAAGAAGTGCTTCGGCTTCTGCAATAGCGGTGATGCTCAATGCAGTAGTCATGATGTTAGTGTTGGTTGAACCGAAGAAGTTTCCTGTGTTAGCAAGTACTAATGCCCAGAAGTCGTTCTCACGAGTCTTGTATGCTGAGATACCAAGATTCTTAGAAAGACGAGTGAATGCGCCCAGGTCGTCATTGATAATATCTTGACGAGAAAGACCCAAAATCTTAGCAACAGTATTAGTCTTGAATGTAAAGCTTTCTTCGTCAAAAGAACCATTCTTAACTTCACCACCATTAACTGCTTCCATAAGACCTACACCACCAAGTTTAACGCCAGTGTGTTGGTGGAAGTTTTGAGTTGTAAGCTTTTCAGCAACTTGAGCAGCTACAGATTCAGCCATTCCAAAACCTTCTACCAGAGACTTATTAGCAACGTTACCAAGAATAACTGGTAAAGATACGGTGCTATAAGCAGCTGCAACTAGTTCAGAAATAGATGCACCAGCCATAAGTTGTTTTCCTTCAGAAGCTGCACACATTTCCATCATTCTACGCAATGGAATGCTCTTTTGTTTATCAGCTGCGTCAAGAGTTTTTTCGTCGAAGTCTTTTTCAACATTCTTGAGACCAGCTTGCATCAACATAGCGGCTTCCATTACCTGATCGCCTTCAGCTTTACCAGCACCAGTATTAACATATGCTGCATTAACTTCAGAGCTTTCACGAGCTGCTTCGATGTCAAAAATAGCTGCTTTAGTTTCAGCAACAGAAAGACCATCCTTAACTGCACTTGCTTGTAGTTCTGGATAATCGCTAGCAACCTTACTTACTTCTGTGATACGAGCTTGTTCTGCACGAAGCATTTCTACTGAGTTATCAATTTTTGCTTCGACCTTTACTTCATCTACCATGGTAATTTCTCCTTCGTCTTTAATAGGTAATGAGGCTTCAACTAATACTTCGGTTGTTTCCTCGACTTTTGTTTCTTCATTTGCCATTATAACTTCTCCATTATCTTCTTCATTTTCTTCATTAAGAGATGCTACTAGTTTTTTCACATCAACAGTACTTTCGGTATTTTCGTCTGCTCCTAATACTACAAAGCTGACTTCATTTAATTTAGACTCACTTACAAAATACAAAGGTCCATTAAATGTTTTTCCGTTTGCATTAACTGTTTCATTTTCTTCAACCCATCGCATCTTCTTAATGCTTAATCCAATAGAAGCCTGCCATGGAAAGTCGTTCTTAGCTGAGTCAAGAACTGTTCTTGCAGATTCAGTATTAGCAGAAACAACTCCGGAAATTCTGAGTTCACTTTCATCCTTAATTGCATCTACTGAGTGACCAACTATTTTTTGAGTTGAGTGGTCTAAAAGAATTGGTTTATTTTTGTTTCCTAAATTCATTCCCTTCAGATCAACCAACACATCATCTCCGAAACCAACGTTCATAGCGATACCTGTATAAGCAAGCATAGAGAAAGTTGGTAAGCTATCACCATCACTCTTAGCTGCTTCTAAAGATTCAAGATTGGCAAAGCCAGCCTCTACACTACCTCGAAGGAAAATTTGTTTGTTGAGCTTTTTAGCCATTATTCTTTATCCTCCTCATCTGTATCTTATTCCTCTTTTACTATATCTTGAGTTACCGGATTGACAAGAGGATGTAATAAATCGTTGGCTTCGTACCAATCGATGTCGTCTAAAAGAGCAGCTCTCATCTGTTCTTTATCTTTTCCTTGTTCTGCCCATATATCTGACAGAGTTTTTTCACCTGTTGTTATTGATGTTTTATTTGCATTAGCTGCCTTCAATGGGTCTGTGTGTCTTGATGCTTGTGGCCATCTCCATACGAATTTATAATCTTCAGGAATAGGACCAATGTCACGAACTGCTGCAGCTTCTAATATAAATTTTTGTGCGATAATATTTAGAAGACGGTTGGCAACTATATCTCTAATCACACCAATTTCTAAACCAAATCCTACGTCGTCATAACGAGCGGAAGCAAAACTACTATTACCACTATCGTTATTTGAGACATTTGAGGACATCCCAGCAGCAGCACCAGCGTTTGCATTCATTTCTCTACGGAAATCTGTTGCACCTGCGGCTGGCTGACTACCAGAAAAGCTTGCAACACCATACCCTGGAGGTAAAATTGTTGCTGCTGCGTCATTTAATTCAACCACGCCTTCGGGTAGAATTTCCTCTGGGGGGATTTCTGTATTGCTTGAGGTAAGAAAGACTGCAAATTTAGCGGCCACAACTGCTGCTGCCACTCTTGCTTCGTCATATCTACGTCTCATATGTAAATCTGGGAGTCCCGCAGCGAGCCAAGGTTCTCCACGATATTGTTCTGGTTCGTCTAACTGAAATACGTGTGTTAAATTCTCTGCTGACTCTGTTACGTAGGTGGAATTAACCATTGTATCAGATTTTATAGAATAAGAAATAGGTTGTCCATTAGCATTAAAATTAACACCGTCAAAACTATTACCTAAACCGCCACCAAAAGGAGCGGCAATTCTATCTGGTCTGAGTAGTAATAATTTTAGCTTAACTGCATTCTCTGATTTTTTATCTGATTTATATAAGTTGAAGAATTCTCCAGCTATAAAGAATTGACGAATACCTAAATGAATAATTTCTGCTAGGCTTTCTCCTCGTGTGAATCCAGCTTGCGTTGCCCACTTGGAAAATTTACGTTCTACTTGCTCATTCCACATTGTATCAGCAGACTCAATACTTAATGTTGGACCAGTACTTACGCAAGTGTTAGCATAAATTCTAAGCATCCCTTTTGCAGGCCCGTTGGATCTCATTTCATAACGGATTCTATTTCGTAAAGTTTGGAGGTCTGCTTTAAGTACATTGTTCAGGGTCTCACTTCCAGCAAAAGAAAAGTCCATGCTTGGAGATTCTGAAGTAGCCGCATAATAAGCAGCCTGTACCTGAGATTTTAATTTTTTAATTTCTAAATCTTTTTTGGATTGTAGTAATGGTTTGATTTTGCTTTTAAGTACTTCAAACATCTTAAGCATCTCCCTTTAGTTGGAATCTACTTCTGCCAAATTCGTAATTTCCTGAGGTTGCTTCTTTTCGTGAGTTCCAATATTGG